AGCAAGGTTAGCATGGTCAGCAGCATGGTCAGCAGAGTCAGCAGCATGGTCAGCAGAGTCAGCAGCATGGTCAGCAGAGTCAGCAGCAAGGTCAGCAGCAAGGTCAGCAAGGTCAGCAGCAAGGTCAGCAGAGTCAGCAGCATTTTTAAAAGAAAGGGCTAAGAAAAAAATCCTTAAACAATGCCACGATTTTGTTATCGAAAGAATTAAACAACTAGAAGAAATAAAATAATATGGAATTTACTTACGAACATATCCCAAGCAAAGAACAACTGATGGCGCAAATTGACGAGTGCGAGGGAAAGCATGTCCAACAGGCCATTTATTCAACTTTTCACAGTGCCTTAACACAGGTTTGCTTTGGGTGCTTGAAAATTCGTAGCACAATAAGGAAATAGTTATGTCTAAAATCACAGAAGCAATAAATGAAATAAATAAGGAATTTGATAAAAAGTTCTACTCTGGTTACCACGAAGACGAATCAATCTCGGCTAATAAAGTAAAAGCCTATATTATTTTTGAGATTATTCCTTCCCTTCTTAAGGCGTCCGTAGAGGAGATAGAAACTGAATTTTATAAGTTAGAGGAATTACCTAAAGAATTTGCAGTTAACCAGGAAATTATAAGAACCCGAAATAGCATTAAATCCAAACTTTTAGAAGGAGTAGAAAATGCACAATAGCGAAACCCATACAGCTTGCAATGCAAGAATTAAAAAAGAAGGCGGACAATCTAAATGCTGTTACTGCGACCCGCATGAAGGTTGTGAACTTTTAGAAGGAGTAAAAGAAGTATGAAAATAGCATTTGATGTAGACGATACTTTACTGGTTCCTAGCGTAGCTTCTGGTTTTCCTACAGACACACCAAACTACGATACTATTGCCTTATATAAATGGTTTCAAGCACAAGGACACTATATGATTATTTGGAGCGGTAGCGGTATAGATTGGGCAAAGACTTGGGCAGCAAAATTTGGTTTAACTGCTGATGAATTTCCAAGAAAGCAGAAACGGGAAGATGTGGATATTGCTTTTGATGACTGTGATGTAGATTTAGCTAAGGTAAATGTAAAAGTTAAAAGATTAAATAATTCTGTAAGCCGTAAAGATTGGAACGAAACTAAACTAAACACTAACCCCATGAACATACAAGACGCAATAAAGGTGGCTCTAGAGAAAGGTGGATACGAAGGATGTAGTAAAATTGGCATTAATCCTAATGCTTTAAGCTACCAAGATATTACAATAATAGTCTTAGACAGACTTTTTTGGCAAAGTCTAGCCAAGGCTTTAAATTGGGAGAATAAGACGGTAGTAAGGCGTGGCACAGTTATAGGTAATTTTGTAGGCGGTGATAAATTTCTCGGTGACGAAATGGGCTTTGGGATGGATTATGTAAATGTAGAAATCTACCACGCCCTCCGTTACTTCGAGCTTAAACTAACAGGCCAACCCGAAGAACCCTTTTGGACAGAACTTTTATCCACTAATAAAAAAATATGAAAGAACATAATTTTATAAGAAGTAAAGGTGTAAGAGAATTTGAAGAAATTATTTTTTGTGCAAAATGTGGTTATGTAGTTTGGTACTTTAATATGAGTGCAGATTGGAACGTTGAAAACTTACAATCAAAACTACCAGTAGAATGCAATTATTTATCCACTAATAAGTAAGGAGAAAAATGGAAATACAAATTAGGTGCGACAGGTGCGGAGCTGAATTTAAAGGCTCTAAGACTGAACATTTTACAGGTGGATATTATGATTTATCTAACCCTGACTGGAAAAAGTTAGCAGACGGTAAAGATACGGAATTTATTATTTGTGATAACTGTATGTTTAAATCTCCTAAATATATTAAAGAATATGGTCAGCACGCCCCACACCAAGGAGAATAATTATATGAAAATAACTCTATCATCAAAAACCTTTGAACAACTAGTTGAAGAAAATAATTTTGGCTGGAAATATATAAACAGCAACTACAAACCCCAAAAATATAAAAAGGGCAAGGTTGAAATTGAGCTTAAGCACTTTGGTAAATATATCACCAACCAAGAATTTTTAGACTGGTGTAGAGAGAATGGTAAACGTCCAGCTACTTTTAATGAAGCATTACAGTTTGCCCTACAAAACCCTGATAAGCAGAAAAAATATTCATTAGCTACTTGGGATGGCGGGCAGCTGTACTATCTCTTCCTGGGTTCGGGCGGTGAGCAGCGGGGGCTCAGCGTGGGCAGGAGGAGCTTGATTTGGAAGCTAGGATTTTGGCACTTGAAGAAACAGTGGAAAAATTAACGAAAGTGATTAATGTATGAGAGAAATAAAATTTAGAGCTTGGGATGGTGAAAAAATGTATTATCAAGATAATGCTGATTTTATATTTTCTAAAAGTATTTCTGTATATCCTACAAATGAGTATAGTGATTATAGTGGCCCCGATTTTATTAACTTTAAAGAATTAATGGAATACACCGGCCTCAAAGATAGAAACGACAAAGAGATTTACGAGGGGGATATAGTTAAACGAAATAATAATGCAGAAGGTTATTCTGATGCATGGTCTGAAAAGTTGTATACAGTTGGATGGGACAGTAAAGAAGCGAGGTTTGTTCTTATGGAAGATGGACATTGGGGTTTGATTTGGAGAATGGAAGTCATCGGCAACATTTACGAGCATAATCATTTACTTAACGAAAATGGCAAGACCAGTAACTAAGCAAGTAAAATTTAATTAACAAACAATAACCCATGAACGAAATTTTAAAGAAAGAGCAGGAAGAGTTTAGCAGAAAATTTAAAAAGTATAGTAACCCAACTGCAATATCTACTTTTGATGGGATGCTAATGGCTAGCGAATTTGAAGACTTCCTCCACGCCTCTAATCTCCGAGCAGCTAAAGCAGTCCTGAATGAACTGACAAAGGAAGGGTGGCCGGAAGAAATACCGAGTATTTGTTCAAGACATCAGCAGTATAGTACTAATTGCAATATTTGTGATGCTACTAGACTTTATAATATAGCCGTTCATGAAGCCAACCAACGCCTAGAACAAGTAAGGAAGGAGATGGGGATATGAAGAAAATAAAAGCTTGGGCGGTTTTAGATGACGAAGGTAAGCCACTAGATATTCTATTTAATAGACCAACAGAATACAGTCAATTTCATATTGGAAGTTGGGGATACCCAGTCGATGACCATGAAGTTATCTCTGTCCTTATAACCCCAATAACTAAGAAGAAAGGAAAATAAATATGCATTTTCATAAATGGACTAAATGGAAAGTTATTTATAACGAGGAATACGGCTATACTTCTTGGAAGATAGTTCAAGAGAGGGTTTGCGAGAAGTGTGGTAAGACTAAAATTAAATGTCAGATAAAGTAATTCCCCTTTAAGAGCTGTTGGTGGGATATTGCCCCAATACAATGTCCTAGACATGGAATAAGGCAAGAGGTAGCGATCCATTTTCCAGTTTCCCGTCAACAGCTTTTAGTGGAGAATAATTGATTTGCGTATGCTGGTGTCGAAACGCCTGCGATAGCTTTCACTTGGATGTGTACTTCGTGAAGGTGCTAATGCCAGCAGCCGCAAACTAATTAACGCCATCCCGCTTGGCATTGTAGATATGGAAAACGAAATTTGGAAAAGTATTAAAGGTTATGAAAATTTATATTGGATAAGTTCTTTTGGCAATGTTCGTTCTGTTCGGAAATATCTAAAACATGAAGTTAGAAGAGGTTATCATCGAGTAGACTTATGTAAAAATGGCAAAACTAAAAAGTGGTTTGTTCATAGGTTGGTTGCATTTGCCTTTATACCTAATCCAAAGTTAAAACCTTTTATAAATCACATAGACGGAAATAAATCTAATAACAAAATTCCTAATTTAGAATGGGTTACCAACCTTGAAAATATTAGGCATGCCATTAAATTGGGATTAAGAAATTCGGAGACATGGTATGGGAGGGCAAAATTAACTATTGAACAAGTTAGGGAAATTAGAAAAAGATTTAAACAAGGATGTGGTATGCAATTAGCGCATGAATTTAATGTATCAGATACTACCATTTATCGTATTGTAAATAAAAGAATTTGGAAAGATTATTAACTAACCGCCGTGGCTGGCTAAAACGCCGAAGAGAATGATTATAGCCTTTTTGTTAGGGTTCGCTGGATTCGCGATTTGGTTTTTGAGATTAGATGACAATAAGAAAAAGCCCCATTGGACAAGCGAGGGGGAAGTTTGTCAGCACGGACACTACGAGTTTAGTTGTACGCCATGCAAGATTACAAAACAAAAGCCGCTCATCTCCGAGGAGAGAGCGGCAGGGGAAGAGGGGAATAAAGATTAAATAAAACTATAACTAACCTTAAAATGACCCAAGACCACAAAATTATCTTAACACGGCAATGCTGGAGATCTTTCCGAAAATTTATAGAAATGAAGAGGTTACCAGCACTTAGTAAAGGACCTTCTGAATATCATTTCGTTTACACCCTTATGCCAAAAGAGTATTACCCGCGTATCCACTTTATCTGTGAATATTCTCAAACCCACGTAATCATCAGTTTTCATCAAGACTTAAGCCAGCATAATTCCATAAAAAGAAGCGACATCTTAATGCAATGGCACAAAACGATTAATGAATACCGGACACTTTATCCTAAACTTATAAAATTAAAAGAAATGCGAAACAGTCTATGATCTGGCAAAATTTAACAAAATTACCACCGACATGCCCGCTATGTGATGAAGAACTGGAGCATGTGGAAAAAGAACTAGTATGGGAATGCCTGAGCTGCGACTTCAGTATAAGCAGTCTTAAATTTAAAGAAATCGTCAGCAACCTGGTCGATGATGACGTTTTTACCGGCAGCTGTGAAGAGTGTGGAAAGAAAATTAACCCGCGCTACCGGATATGCCGGCAGTGCGAAAATCAATAATTAAAATATATGAACAAATTACAATATACCCAAGAGTTAGCAGCTAGACTAGGCAAAACATCTTTTGAAACAGAACAGATAGTGAATTCTGCGATTAGATTAATCTATGAAATAGTGCGCAGAGGAGAAAAATTAAACCTCTCCGGTTTTGGCCAATTTAGCGTGAGCCATAGGGCAGCGCGCGTTGGAGTTAATCCGCGGCCCCCTTACCCTAAGATCACCATACCAGCATTAAACACGCCCAAGTTTAAAGCCGGCACGGCTTTTAAAGAGGCGGTGAAGTTGAGGTAAACCATGGGAATGTCTGTAGGTGCGTATTTAATTGATACGCAAATATTGAAAGAAGAAGTTGATAAGCTAAAAACAAGGGGAGAGATAGAAATTCTCGATAAAGCCCTCACTGAATTTGGGCCAGAAATTGATGGTAAAATTTTAGTACTACAATGCGATTATTGGGAAGAGTATTCTACCTACTTTGAATTAATGAGGTTTATTGAATTATATTTCGGGATAGAAGATGATTTTGAAGTTGTAAACAAAGCAGTCGCCCATGAAGTAGATCACGGAATTAATGCAAATGAAGTAGCTGAAGAAATTGGAGTGGAATTACCCGAATCGGAGGACGAAGAATGAACTATATTCCACCGAAGAAAACAGTTCACATCGATGTTGTAATGGATCGCGATACTGATAAATTTTCTGTTATTGTCTCCGGAGAGTATTGGGATGGATTTAAAAAGATGGTAGAAGAATCTGCAGCAAGGCATGGTACAAACGTAGTTTGGAACCTAAAGTAGTAAAAACGACGCAATAAAATCGTTTATAAGCCGCGCAAAATAAAACAGACGACACTTATGTCGTCTGTTTTTGCTTCTTATTTTTTTCATACCAGCGTTTATAACGTTCACGCTCTTTAGCCTTAAATTCCGGATCGTCTTTCATCTTTTCCCTATAGGCTTTAGCGTTCGCACGCTGCTTGGCACGAATCTCTTTTAAAGTTTGTGCGGTCATAAGTATCTCCCGGCTAAAAAGCCAATTAAAAATATTAGAATAAATGCAAATGTAAGTTTAGGCCAGCGGCTGACAGTATGTGTAAATATCCAATTTTGTGGGTAGTTGCGGAATTTCATTAAATCACCTGTTTCATATCAATTATATGGGTAATGCAAGTGTATTTGTTATCGATTTTATTTTTAGCTTCAGTAGCAGATCTTCCTCTTATTACCTCAATAAATCTTTGAGGGATTGATATACCACCAATACCACCACCACCTACACTGCCTTCATCCAGCTTTATCTTAGGACATCTAAAATAAACTTCGTAAGTAATTATAAACTCTTTCATCCTAACATTTCCTTTATCTCCCCAAGGCTCTTTGGAAGCAATGAGGCGCTTAATTCTGCTTTGGCTATCAACTTTTTTTGTAGCCAAGTCTCTACTGTCTTCTGGCACACTAAGTTATAAATGAACACTGGCTTTGTCTGTCCGTTCCTGAAGATGCGGCCGGCTCGTTGTTCCATGCGCGCGGGGTTCCAGGCACTGTCATAGTTGTAAAGAATGTTCGCTACCTGGAGGTTGAGGCCTTGGCCGATGGCTTCCGACCCGATAAGTATTTTTCTATTTCCCTCAGACTCAAAGGCCTTGATAATTTCTGCTCTATTTTCTGTAGCTCCAGTAATTGTGAGAGGGCGGTATTCCTTAAGCTGGTCTTCGAGTATCCCGACCATGCGGCTAAATCTAGTAATAATGATCGCTTTTTGCCCATTGATTAATGTGCTTTCCAAGTGCTCTTTAAGCACTTCTAATTTTGAAGATTCTAAACTCTCTCCTAATAATTCCATGCTGTCGCAAAGTTCAAACAGTTTACCTAACTTTACAACTGTGGTTTGCAGCATAACTGGATTATCCAGTTTCGAAATTATCGCACGGTCTATATCAAACAAGAGTTCCTTAACAATTAAGTCGTAATTCTTACGCTCCTGCGGGCTAAGCATTACCGGAATTTCCGTTTCAGTATACGGCGGCAGCTGTAAATCTACCTCGGCCAAAGTTTTGCGTATGATATACGGCGCGCACTTATCGGCTAACTCTTTAGTGTTCTTGTTACCGACAATCTGCCTATCCATGTAGCCGCCCTTAACGCAGTAACGCCAAATAAAAGAATAGTAGTTACCAAACATTCCGGGGCGCAACCAATTCATTATCCCAAACATATCTTCGGCCTTATTCATTACGGGTGTGGCCGTCAGGGCAAGCCGTCTTTTGCTTTTTAGTTTCTTTAATGCCTTATAGAGCTTAGTGCTAGGATTGGCTAGCCTATGCGCTTCATCAGTAATTATAACATCCCATTCAAACATGGCAAGATGTTCAATGTCCATGCGGGCGGTTTCATAGCCTACAACAACAAAGCCGGAAGAATACTCGGTGTAGTGTGTGCGGCGCGCGTGTGTAGAGCCTATTACGGGCGTTGCGGCGGCGTTTGGCAGCCACTTGGGTATTTCGCCTTCAGCCCACTGCAAAACAACGCTCTTGGGGGCGATAATCAGCACACGGCGGGCGTTGACTGCCTGACATAGCGCGAGGGAAGTTAGTGTTTTACCGCTGCCTACAAAGCTCGCGTTAAGAGCATACGGCTGGGATAGTAAAAAGCCCACAATCTCCTGTTGATAGGGGTATAGTGGTAATTCTGGCGCAATAGGAGGGGCTAGGACAGGCGTAAATGGGGTTGGGTCGGTGTTAGTATCCATATAACTGCCAATAAGTCGCTTGCGGCGAGATTACCAGCAGGGGATAGATATTAATTAGCAAGGCCAAGAGCTGTTACCACGCAATGCGTAGTCATTAAGCTAAAAGCACACTCTTGAACTTTGGTGGTTTACACCACAATCAACCCGCAAGGAAGTTATTTAACTTCTTCTATGTCTTCAACACTATATTCACCATTATTTGATATAATTTCACCTATTTCCCCCAATTCATTGCCATAATAAATATCTTCAGCTTCTTGAGAAGATTTAGCTTTAATTAAATAGTATCCATACTCAGTTTCAGTAACATGGACTTTATAGGTTTTAAGTTTAGGCATAATAATCCTTGCTTCATTCCGCATTATAAATAAAGCGGGTTGATTTGCGGACTGATTGTGATGTAGATACAACCTAAAACTTGCGGGCAAAGAGTTATCTAACAGAAAAACATGGAGAAGAATTTTTACTAAACGATACTGCCAATATTGATTTGCCATTATCATCCTTAACAAGATGATAAACTTGGTTTCTTTGTTGCTTAACAATATGAGTGCCAGAGCAATCAATATTGTTTTCTTTACAATAAGTAATAAGATGCCAATTAGCTAAATTAAATAATATTTCTTTCATATTTATTCCTTGCCCTTAGCTTTTGGGTTAATTAATAGCCCGCAAGTTAAAAGCCAAGTTTTAAGCTGTATCTGACTATATGCCTTTGCCTGTTGGCAAGGAATGAGCTTAGTTTGATTCTCTGTCTAAAAATATATTTATTTCAATTTGTAAATCCATAATTAGTTTTACCAATTCTTCTTTAGATAATGCCCATAATTCACTTTCTGAATGTTCAATCATTTTAATCCTTGCTCTTGTTGCCAGTTAATATAAATACCAACAGGCAAGCAACAAGCAGGGGCATATAGTTTACTTATAGCCTAGGCGTTGCCCGCAAGGGTTAAACGAGAGCAAAACTCTTAATCTCGTGTAAATATTCATTAATAATTCTCGTGGATTTAGAACCTTTAAACTCTACTGCGGTACATAGATATTCCATTGCTTCGATAATTTCAGTTGGGGTTTTAGCTTTCTCTAATTCGCCTATTGCTTCCTGGATAACATCACAGTCAATAAAATTATTAGCTTGCTTAGCTCGTTCAAGAGCTAAGATTTTTCTATTTTCTATTGCAATCATGTTCATAAGTTTTCCTTGCTTTTACTCATATTATTTTAAATACGAGCAACGCATGAGCAAAACCTAAGCTATAAGTTATTTGGTTGTTAAGGTGCAAGCACACTAGCAATTTAATACCAGCACGGAATTAGTTTATTAATCTAACTTTTGCAATTCGCCTCTTGCTATCATAGCGTCTATAGTTTCTCTAACTTCTTGCATAGTAGCTTGAGAGCCTTTTAAAGCTTCTATATACCATTGGCGATATTTTCGTGTAATGGTATAGCCCCTATAAAATCTTATTACTCTAGTCATTGGATACTTCTCCACGAATTTTAGTTATAAGAGTGTTTAAATCAAATCTTTGTTGTATATCTGCACCTTTCCAATAATCTTTGTCATCTTGGTGGCCAAAAGTCCCAAAACAAATATTGGCTACAAGGTTTTTAATTTGCCTTGCTTGCTTAATGGATAATTTCATAATATTGTCCTTTGTCGCTGATATTAAATTGTTAAAGAGCTTTATAAACTTTTCTATTTACTAGAAATAATTGAACCGCAAAAATAAATGTGTCGGTATTACTTCCAGTAAGCAGGGCAAGAATTATCTTGCCGTCATGATGATAAACTGCTTGACCGTTAGTTTGCGCAAATAAGTTTTTAACTTATGCGCTCTAACTTCACGTGCGGTCATCATCGGAAACAAAACTTTTTTTGGTTTCATTGCCTTAAGAGATTAATTATTAGGGCAGTGCATATTTTTATAGTCTTGCGATTGTTTAAATTCTTTTGTTGCAGTGGCATTAATGCGCCTACAAACGCCGTCAGACAGGGAAATAAGGAAAAAATAGAGGAGTAGGGCTAAACATATTACTACAATTAGTTTTTTTATCATAATTTTGTATTTATTTACAAACGTTTTAAACGTTGTATGTAAATATAATAGCAAACGTTTTAAACGTTGTCAATAATTTGAATACAAAACAGCAAAAAAGAGGCTTAAATAAAAGATAAAATATGTTAAAAATCATTATATAACCAGACTGATGTAAGATACTACAATGAGAATATTGCTAGATGTATACCAGAAAAAGCGAAAACCCCAATGTTTGACAAAATATATAAAAATATGTCATAATAAATCCCTTTAAAGATAAGGGAAAAATTAAACAAAAATTACTATTTAGTATATAAACTAAAAAAAAGAAAAAGTTTTTATGTTTTGAGTTTAGGTGTATATATTGTAGGGCGTGAAACGTTGACAGTCTTTAGGAATGTGTTTTAATAAAGGCTTAAATATAAGTATGTCGCGTTTTACTTCTTGAGCGACCTAGTGAAACGATAAAATGTATACAAAAAGCCATATAAAAAGTGACGAACAGTGATTTTTTTCAAGTCAGAGGTAGGGGAGGGGCTTTATTTTTTTCAGGAAATTTTTTGGATACCCGGGGTACCTCGGTCATAAAATTTGACAACTTGTATAACTGGCTGTATACTTTAGGCATGAAAAACAAGAACGAAACCAAATTAATCCAAAGACCGTTTTCAATTCATCCTGTAAAGCACGTACAGATCTTGGAACACTTTATTTCTGAAGGCCGTGCCACCTCGCAGTCTGATGTTGTGCGTCAGGCGCTAGTTTATTACCACGATAAAATCTACCCAAACTACATTTTCCATTTGAATCCTACCGCTAAAAAGAAACTTAAGGTCATGGAAGAAGAAGCGGCTTTTGAATCTGTACCCAACGAAGTCTTTGCAGTAGAAACTCTTAAAGGTATGGTGGTTAAAAGCCAGGACGGAATTGAATATGTCCTTTTGCACCAGATTGCTAATTGGATACTATGTATTCCGCTGGAAGGAATTAAGGAGTGGTCCCACATCCACAAAGCAGATGTTGATTTTCACCTTGATAAAATTAAGGAAACCTCTTTAGAGGAAGGTATTAGGTCACCTGTTAAATCTGAGCTATTACAAAAATACAACATCGTGTTATAATCTTTTCTACAACTTAATAACCAAAGGCAACCAAAAACAAAGTTCCTAACCGGCTTTGTTTTTTTATTTTTCCGTGAGCAAACCTTCACCAACCAACCAAACCACTAATGCCATACTCAAGTTTTTCTTCGATGCCGGTATTTATTCCTACCGACAAAACAGCATGGGTGTTCCTATTCCAGGAACGGGGCGTTTTAGACCAGCGCCAAAGACCGGACTGCCCGATATTGTGGCAATTAAACCACCTGGAGGGCAGCATGTCGGGATTGAAGTTAAAACCGGCCGCGACCGACTTAGGCCTGAGCAAGTCGGAACGCTCGAGAATATTAGGCGTATGGGGGGGATTGCTCTGGTGGTGAAGGATTTTGAAGACTTTTTAAATCAATGGGAGTTAGTAAAAAATAATGTCTGAAAAAACTTTTGAAGAGAAAACATTTAGTGAGATTCTTGCTGAGGGCGCTGATGAAAATAAAGCGTCTTTAGCTACGGCTACGCTTCAAGCATTCAAAGAAGGCGATCCCTCAGCTATTAAGCTTGTTATGAATGCTTTAATGGAGCACAAATATAACGAAGAAAATAAGTTTTTAATCCCCGATGAAAGATTTAAAGAAATTATCGAACTGGCTGCTGGCGCAATTCAGCGAGGAGAAATTTAGCGCTTTTGGAATTAAAACCCGTCTCCTGCGCTGGATATGTCAGCGCTCTTTCCTCGCGTTCTGCCTGGCGGTAAAACCACGGTATTTGGCTACGAATTTCCATTCCTACCTTTGTGGCCGTCTTCAGGAAATGTATAAAAACATCCTTTCTAACAAAGATGACAACATTATTGTTGAAGTTCAGCCACAGATAGGGAAATCCACAACTTGTAGCGAATTGTTCCCGGCGTGGGTGCTGGGCAAATCGCATTTAGATACAGGTGAGGGCTGGCCGGTTATTTGTGCGTCTTACGGCGCTGATTTGGCACAGCAGAAGTCGCAGAACTGCCGCGATATTGTAAACAGCGAGATTTACCAGATGATTTTCCCGGCCACCCGCCTTCATCCGGAGACTGCGGCCAAAGACTATTGGAAGACTACTACCGGCGGCAGCTACCGCGCTGTTGGTGTGGGCGGCGGTCTTACCGGTATGCCTGGAAAGTTGATGATCGCGGACGACTTGTTTAAGGACCGCGCAGACGCAGACAGTGAGACCGTCCGTGAAAGCACCTGGAAGTGGTGGCAGACGGTATTTATGTCCCGCCGGCAAGACACTTCCGGTGTTGCACTGGTTAACACCCGTTGGCATAAGCTAGATGTAGCAGGTAAGGTGGAAATACAGTTTGAATCAGATAGGTCTTCGGATAAAAAAGCATGGGAGTACGACCATTGGGAAAGGCTTTGTTTTCCGGCTTTTGCTTCCCAGGACGAGTATATTAACGACAAGCTTTTTAGGAAAGCAGGCCAGGTTCTTTGTCCGGAACGTTTTTCTTACGAAACTATGGTGCGTAGGCGCAACAGCACGGAAATCTATGAGTGGAGTAGTCTTTACATGCAAACTCCTATTCTGAAGGAGAATGCAAAGTTTAGGGTTGAGTGGTTTAAGTACTTTGATGATGAGGATATTAAGACCAAGGAACTGTCTTGGTATATTTTTGTGGATTTAGCCAGTTCAAAAAAGTCTAGCGCCGACGACGTGGTGGTTATGGTCTTAGGCAAGGAGCGCGCCACTAGCCACTGGTTTGTAGATGATTTTATTGGCGGACATCTTGATCCTGGCCAGACCATTGATGCTATTTTTAAATTGGTTCGCGAGCATCCGGGCGCTAAAGTGTGGATAGAAGCCCAGGGTTACCAGAGTACGCTCCAATACCATGTGGAGGAAAAGCAGCGCAAGGATTTATTTTTTTTCCAGGTTGAGCCATTGACCCAAAAGAGCACGAAATCCAAAGAGGCGCGCATTGAAGGCTTAATTCAGCCTTACAAGTTGGGCACTATTTTCCACCGCGCCTGGATGAAAAACAGCAAGCTTGAAACTCAGTTGCTTGAATTTCCGCAAGGAGCGCATGACGACTATCCGGACACGCTTTCTATGGGCCAGCAAGTGATGGATCACACCGCCGTGCAGGAGACCCCGCAGCAGAAGAAGGCGAGGGAAGCGGAAGAGAAACAGGAGTTTGACCCGCATAGCGCTTTTCAGAGGGTTTGATTTGACAATTCTTCCAATGCGTGATAATAATTAGGCACAATTTTCAGACAAAAATAAAAACAAAGAACCAGTAAAGGTTCTTTTTTGTCTACTCGACTCCAAAATCCGGTTAAAGAAAAAGTCCCCAACACTGCTTTTGAGGCTTCTCAACAGTCAGGGGCTTATTTTATTGCGCAACCTGACTATTCTCCAGAAGAGCTGGAAATGAAAAATTGGGAGCTTCAGGAGATCACTACAGATTATAATCGCCGCGAATCGCCGCATCGCCTTTTAAACCAGCGCACTTATAGTCAAAATTACCGGGAAAATATGTTGGCGGCCAATTCTGATACTCCGCCACGCGCCAACGCGGAAGATACGATGGTTGTAACCGGAACGACCCGGGAAAAAGTGCTGAGCATCGTCAGCGCTGTTTTGCAGTTGAATTTTGAAACTTCTTTTATGGCCTTTGACCATAATGATCAGCAAGATGAAGAGTTAGCCGAGGCTATGAAGGACTGCGTTGATCGCGCTAATAAGATGGAGCAGTGGGACGAGAAGAAAATTTACGCTTATTTTGAAATGGCCGTTCAGGGTGATGTCTATGTGGAAGAGAATTTTATTGAAGAGACTGTTACTGATAAGAAACCTATAAAACTTTCCGAGGTCACCGAGGCTTTAATGAAAGATTTTAAAGCTGATTATAAAACCAAAGTTACTACCGGTATGTGTGTGCGTAACCTAATTCCTGGCACCCAGGTTTTTAAGGGTAGTATGACGGAAAGAATTTTGCGTAACCAGCCCCATATTTGGACGCGCGAGGTTAGGCCTTATGAAGTTACTAAATCCATTTACGGAAAGCTGCCCCGCTGGGATTATGTCCCGCGGAAGTTGGTTGTCGCGGGCCCAGGATTAATCACTGACCAAATTTTAGCGTCCATTAATTGGAGGCTTGAGGGTATTCCGGATGAGAATTGTGAAATTTTGAAGAGACAGGACAGGTTTAATAACACTTATAGCCTTTATATAAATGGCGTTAAAATGTTACCGAACGATTTTCCATTACCGTGGGGTTTTGGAGAATACAATATTGTGCAAGGTTCTTTAGAGCCTATTTCTGCGTTTTTTAGCGAAAGTAAATCCATTCCTTGTAAGACCAAATTAGATCAGGAAATTTTGGATGAAATGTATCGTTTGGCGGTTTTAAAAACCCAAAAATCTTTCATGCCTCCGATTGCCAACTACAGCACCAATATCTTGGGACGTTCCATGTTTCTGCCGGGCAAAGTTACTAATAATTTGCAAAAAGGGGATATTGAAGTTCTTGGCGGTGACCCCGGTGCTTACAGTATGAAGCCGTCGGAGTTCCAGATGATTGAAATGATTAAGAAGTTTATTGATGACAAATCTATTTCTCCGGCCCTTGAAGGTCAACCAGGACAAGGCGATCAGACCGCAACCCAAAATAACAATGTAATGCAGCAAGCCAAGCAGAAGCTAGGGTTGATGATTTTCGGTTTTATGCAATTCCACATGAACTTGGATTTATTGAGACTATACAACGTGTTGGAAAATTATACCCAGCCGATAGATACAAAATTAAATAAAGTAAAAGACGGTGTAATTAATAAATACCGCACCATTTCGCTTAATAAGCAGATAGGGAATAAAGGTTATGGTACGAAGCAAATCCAATTTACTACCGAGCATAATACGCCGGCAAAACTTTGGGACATGGAAAATGGGGTAACCAGGGATTCCAGTGGTGTTCCAATTTCTACTGTAAAACCCAAGAGTCCAACAAAAATAATGCAGATAAATCCGACAATTCTAAGAAGCATAAAATTTTCCTGGTACGCACAATGTGATCCGGTTCCAAGAGAAACCAGTATGAGTGAGAAGATTGCGTTTGGTGATGATCTTATGCAGGCAATGCAGTTATTCGGACAACAGAAAGTTAACCTTGATTACGCTTCAATGAAATGGGCCGAGCAAAGAAAGTTAGATCCTAATTTATTCTTTAACAAGAATGCTCCTACAGGACAACAGCAACAGCCTCAGCCAGGACAGCCGGAGTCTGCTACTCCTGGCTTACCGGCCCCACAGGAAAGTAATTTTAAAAAACAAGCCAGGCCGTACGGTTCAGGCGCGGGAGTAGCGGAAGCGACTCGTCAGGCCTTTGGAGGTAGAGGATAACATTTATGGCTTCTAATTTAAATTCCCAAATTAATAATATTGATAAATCTATAAACTCTACCGAGAACTCTGTTAATAAAGCTTTATCCAAATCAGAAGGGGTTACTAAATTACCTCACGTTGCACCAAACCGTATGGGTTCTCATATTGCTGCCGAGCATGGAATTTCGCCTTACCATAATAAGAATAGTTCTACCACAGGGTCAAATAAAGCTTATTCATTCTCTAATTAATTTATGCCAAAAAAACAACTCACAAACGAAGAAACTATCACTGCCCTTTATCGGGAGCATTTACGGCTTGTAAATCCGGCCGACCCTGAAATCAGTAAAGATTTTGAGGGTGATGAATTAAGGAATTTTTACAAGTTCTGCCATACAACTTTCCACAACCCATTTTTTGGGAAAATAGTAAACGGTTTTATTTTGGAGCAATGTATCAAAACAGCTAAGGATGGAATGACGGAAGATCATTATAAAAACGGGAGGTTAAGTATTATCGGGATAAAGTTGTTGGAAGAATTTTTTGGAAAAGCTGCCGCAGAATTTGATAAATTGAACCAGCCTGAAGAACCGTTTGATTCCGGAGCAAGTTTTTCACAAGCAAAAGTTTAATAATTAACGATTATTTATTCGCGTTCGTCCAACGTAGTTAGTTGCAAATAACAACATGGACTGTAGATAAATAATCGAAAGGTGTGTATGCCAATTAAGGTAAAACAAGATGATGGCAGCGAGATTGATGCTTTCACAGCGGAAGAACTCGCAGCCCAGACTGAGGCTAAGGCCAAGGAAGCAGCAGACGCAGCAAGAGCTGAAGAAGCTGAAAGGCTTAGGGAGCAACATGAAGCTGAAATTGCTGAAAGAGAAGAAGCTCACAATGCGGACAAGAAAGAGTTAGAGGACTTAAGGAAAAAAGACTTTAATTTTAAGCAACTGCGGGATAAAAAGATTCTTACTCCCGAACAAGAAGCGGAAGCAAAAAGGGTTGCTGATGATCTGAAAAGGACAAATGAAAGACTGGATGCTATAGAAAAACAGCCATTTGAATCAGCTAAATCTAGTTTTATACAAAATAATATCGGTGCAGATAAAGAGTTGGGTGAAAAATTTGATTTTTTCTTTAAAAAATTAAGTGCCGGAGCTAAAACTTTAGATGATTACAACACCGCTTTAAATGCAGCGTTTATTTCCGCTACCGGCGGCACAAGGCAGCCCAATACTTCCGGAAATATGCAAAGAATTTCAGTAAACGAAAATTATGGAGACATCGGGGCAAAAGTTGAGTCCCAAGACTCCCAAAATTTTGGAGCTTTGCTTGGATTAAAACCGGAAGACAAGAAACAATTTGGTGCAATAGCTAAGACTGGTGTCGTTCCTATTTTCTACCAAAGTCCGGCAAAAGAAAAAAATGTTTAATAAATTAATTAATTTTTTGAAAGGAATTATATATATGTCAGATGAAATTAAGGAAGAAGTTAAAATTACCGAAGCAGAAGGCCAGGTAGTGCAAAATGAAACTGTTACCGCACCGGTTTCTCCGGAACAGAAAACCGAAGAAGTTACGGCTCCTGAATTACCTCAAGTTGCGCCAGTTGAAGATGGGACTATTACCCCAGGTGTCACTACTGATCAAACTGTAGTGATGTATAACGGTCAAGCTGTTACTAAGCGTTTAGGCCTTTTTGATGCCGATGGTGCCCAAGAATGTGAATTAGCAGACGGAACCACAGCCTTTGTGCCGAAGTCCGTTTTAGGAGAATAATTTTATGGCAAATAATACAATAGTAAAAGAACCAAAGACTGAACAGCCCATCCCCTCCGAAGAGTTAAAAGTGCAGCAGCCTGCCCCGGCCATTCCTACAGTCGATCCTGAACTTTTTGCGCAAATGGTTGCGCGTATGGATGCCTTAGAAAAACGCAATTCTATTTTGGAAGAAGCGGTCAGTAAAAACGATTTAATTGCAGCTCAAAATAAGAATAAGCCCGCCGCAACTCCGAGCGCTTATTTGAAAGTCCTTAATGGCAAGGTTGTGACTAGCTGGAAAAGTGAAAAAGCTCAGATGCTTTTTAACCCTACGAACCCGGAAGTTACTGTAGGCGAAATTTTAAAGGCTCGATACTTCTTCAGTGACGGTACTGATTCTGGGGTTATTGATCAAGTTGAGTTCACCCGCGCGACTGATAAAGTGTTAGCTGATGTAGTTGAAGGCTGGAAGGCAATTAAGGATTCTGAAGTAAAAGAAGTCACTCTGCATTTTCGCGAGCTTATAACCACTGATGAAGAGTTGAAAAAATCCTTTGTCATGCCGGCAGATACGAAGATTAATAAAAATTTCTTAAACGCATAATTTTATGGACGAACAAGTACAAGAACCAGTGCATGAATCAGTCGCAGAAGCGACAGAAGTTACACCAGTTGTAACTGAACCGGATATTTATGTAGGGGCCACTAAGGTTACTCCAGTAACTTTACCAAGCGGTTTAATTTCTGTAACCGTTGATGGGAATGAAATTAAAGCTACTCAGGATCAATTTGATTCCATGAAAAGTGTAGCTCCATACGAAGACGGGTTGATAATGATTAAAAAGTGGAAACCGACCATCGCAAAAGTTTTGACTATTCTGACTCAAGACAACCTGACGATGAATGAAAAAGATTTTGTCATCCAGCGCATAGACCAAAGCATACTGCATAACTACCGTTCAGCTACTGCCAAATTGTTTGGAGTAGAAAACCAGGAAGATGTAACTATGCAACAAATTATAGATGTAGTTTCACCGAAAGTTTAGTCTGAGACGCTTGCCCCGATTTCTATCGAGGCTTGCACCTCAGCCTTAGCGTAATAGGCATTTCGGGCCTTACAGCCTTGTTAGCTTCACGCATGTAAGAAGAGCTTGAACACCCTCTATAAACGGTGTTGTTTAGTGCGTTCGTTTTTAATTAATAATTTCTTGAAAGGAATAAATTTATGGCTGCAATAGCCAATTCCTGGAAGTTAAATTCTGGCAAATTCAAGATCAAGTGGTTCAACAAAGCCGCCAACACTACCATTTCAACTGGTGTTTTGGTTGAGCTTGTTGCCGGTCTTTTGGTAGAAGCTACTACCACTGCCGGAGCTGCCGATACCCCGATCGTCGGGCTCTACGCTGGTCCTTCTATTTCCTCAACTTCTTCCAACTACGCGGTAGCTGAAAAGCTGCCTGTATACGTTCCTGAATCTCCAACGGCCTTATTCCAAGGCGCAGTAGACACTGGAACCTTAGTAGCCGCGTCTGAAGGTCTTTCTTATGACATCAGCGCAACCAATGGTGTAACCCAGTCGACTTCCACCAACAACGCCGTATTATGTGCCAGATACATTTCTGCCACTTCCGGTCTGTTTACTATAAACACCTTAGGCGCTCCTCGATAGTCCGCTTTGACAATTAATACAATCCTAATTTTATGGGACAAATAATTAATCGTCTGAATTTTGCGGATTTCAACAACAACTTAACAATTGCTTGGACGAAATCCTATTCAGACTTCCCAAAGCGGGCGAGTGTCATGTACAACATGAGTTCTACTGATGTTGATACTGGTGACATCTCCGGTTTGGATGGCTTCTCGATGGCCAAAATCAAGTTAGAAGGCGAAGAAATGGCCTTTGGTAGTTTGACTCAAAACTATCGTAAAACATGGACCACTTATGAAATCGCCCTTGAGACGAAGATTACTTGGAACATGCGTCACTATTCTAAGTATGACCTTATTCAAAAGGCCATTAACAACTTAGCCCAGAGTGCTGCAAAACGCATGGAAATCGATCTTACCCATCGCTTTACCTTTGCTAATGCCACCTCTTATGTAACTCAGGAAGGTTTAACTAAAACTACAACTGTTGGTGATGGTTTAGCTCTCTTGAGCACAGTGCACACTATGCCCGGTACTTCTACCACTTTCCGCAACCGCGTTGCCAACAACCCGGTTTTGTCTAAAGGCGGATTAGAAGCTGCTGAGACTTTGTTTGCTACTCAGATGATTGATACTAACGGTGAAACGACCTTCCAAGATCCGACTCACATTGTTATTACCAATGATCCGAACCAGAAAAATACTGCCATGCAGTATTTGAAGTCTTATGCTGACCCGACTGCAAGCCAGGCTGGCATTATGAACCCGTACGAAGGTAAATACGGTTTGATTATTTTGCCTTACTTGTCCACTGACAAAAACGGCGCTTACGATTCCACTAAAGCCAAATATTGGTTCTTGGTGAACATGAATCATAAGGATGCCTATTGTAAAGTTGGCCAAGATCCGATGTTCATTACCCCGACTGATAACGGCGGTAAGGAATTTGAAACCCTTGATTGGAAATACGGCACCTTGGCTTCTTACGCCTTGGAAATTGTAGATGCCCGTTGGATCGTGGGTTCTCTTGGTGACGGTACAGCCTAGTTCTTAATTATTTATTAGAGGCCAGTCTAGGCGTGAAAACGCTGAGGTGGTGGTGGGATTGGCCTCTAAGATTGGAAAAAAATGTTATACAACTTAAATTCTGGATGGGGTTCCTTAATGGCTGAAGGGATTGCGGAATCTGCGGTAGCCGGTGGCAAAGTATTTGTAGTTGCTTCCTCTTCGCATCCTCAATTTCAGGCTCTAAAGGAATTATTCATTCCTGATCCTGAAGGTCTTACCCGTTTCTACACTACAATAACTGCCGCCTTGGGTGCCTGTGTGGCAAACCGTGGAGACATTATTTATGTAGCTGAAGGCTATACGGAAACTGAATCGGCCGCCGCCGGTCTTGCTATCGGCGTGGCAGGAGTAACTATTATCGGTTTAGGCAATGGTACTCTTCGTCCGACTATTTCTTTTAGCACTTCTACAGCCGCAACTGTAACCATTACTGCGGCTAACGTAACCTTAAAGAATATTGGCTTTGACTTTACAGGCATCGACGCTTTGGCTTCTGGTGTTGTAATTTCTGCCGCTAATGTTTCTTTGGTTAATTGCTACGCCATAACAGCCAATGCTTCTGGCCAAGCGGTGCTCGGTGTATTAACCACTGCCGCGGCCAACAATCTTTTGATTGATGGTTGCCAATTCGTTGGTAGTTCTGATGCCGGCACTACTGCCGCAGTCAGAATTGTGGGCGGCGATTCTATCACTATTAGAAATTGTTACTTCTTAGGTGCTTACACTTCCGGAGTAGGGGCTATTCAAGGCCTTACCACTGATTCTACAAATCTTACTATTACCAACAACACTATTGTTAACCTGACTGCTTCCGCGACTAAAGCTGCGGTATTCACTTCTGGTTCTACTGGTATCGTTGCAAAAAATATTTGTGGAATTGGCTCCGGAGCTGCACCGTTTACTTTTGCCGCTGGATGGTGGGCCGGTAACTGGTCCGCTGCCGCTGTTGGCACAAACGGTACCTTGGTCTAAGTTTTTTTACAACTCAATATTGTTTGTCTATCCTGCTCCTCCTCGCGGGGAGCAGAGATTGGTAAATAATTAACTTAAAATTTTATGCGTTCTTCTCAACAATCAGTGCTCTTAAATGCAGCAACCGCCAATGGCGTGGGCAGCAAGATTCTGGCAGGTGACTATAAGTACATGATTATCGCCCTTGCGACTTCTAGTTCTGCTTCCGCCACAATTAAGGTTCAGGGTTCTTACGGTAAAGATAACACTGTAGCCGGATCTGCTGGCAATGATGCTCCGGATTTTAGTGCCAGTGCTACCCGGACCAACCAGTGGGGCTACATCTCCTTTGTTAACCTACTTAGCGGGTCGGTTGTCGCGGGTGGTACAGGTGTTGTTTATAGCGGTACAGATGGTGTGACTTATCTGAAAGTTAATGTTGAAGGTCTACGCTTCCTGTCTTTGGAAGTTAGCAGCTATTCAGCCGGAACCATTGATGCAAAAGTCATTGGTTTTGAAGACAGTGATCGAATGTAATTAATACACTCCCATGCTCGAATTTCAGCAATCACAACAACTTGCAACACAGAGGATTTGGTTTTTCCAGCTTACCAACCTTGCGCCGGCATCTGAAGTACCTTCAGGTTTAAAAAATAACAGCAATGTAACCTTTACTGTTTTGAATGTGCCTCAATACCTTACCTTAAACGGACAAACCTTGGTCGCAGGCACTGAGTACACCATCTCCGGCTTAACTATAACTATGACCACTGCACCGATTTCCTCTGATGTTTTGTTGTCTTGGTATGCAAATGCTCCATTAACCGGCCAAACAGGTCATGGTTACTTATCAGTTAACGGCGCTGCAGGTGTTCAAAGTTCTAACACTTTTACAGAAATTGATTCTGTAAACATGCCAGGTAGTTATTATCTTCAGCTAACTCAAGGGGAGATAGGTACTTTGGGAACTTTGAATTTGTATGTGAAGACAACCCTTTCTAACGCCTACAATGGTGCCGCTATCGTCACTTACAATAATCCTTTTGCTTCGCAAGGTGGATTTGTTGCCCCTTCTGATAGCACAACTGGTGGTTTTACCAAAGCTATGTCTGAGGATTTATTGGAGAAGATTAAGAAGATGATTGTAGCTGAGTTTGATAAGCGTGAAAAAGAAGAAGATGAAGAAGAGCAGCAGCAGGAGCAGACAGATTATACAGAAATTTTAAATCAAATTCTACAGGCGGTTACAGTTGAGCCGGAAGAGGAAGAAGTTGAGCCTATAGATTTTTCTCCAGTATTAGAAGCTATCGCCGCCAAGGAAAATCCTAAAGACTATTCTAATAATTTTTCTGCGATAGAAAAAGCTATTGCTGCTATGTCTCCGGTCATGACTGAGTTCGGTAATGCCGTAAAAACATTTGAGTCAAAGATGGGTGCCGCCTCTGGAGAGATTAATTCCGCTATGGAGGGAATTTCTAAATTAACTAAAGGTTTTTCAGACCTTGAAGTTATGATGGAGAAATTCAAGGAAGCTTTTGATTCCCAGGTAGATATGGATAAGCGATTTGCTGCTATCAATGGAAAGATGAAGGACGAAAAGTTGCAGGAAATTTCTGACAAGTTCCTAGAACTTCAAAAAATGATGATTAACCATAAGTACGATATTTTGAAAGCATTAATTAAGCCGGCGAAGTAATTTTATGGCCCAAACATTTCCTTACCAATATAGTGACTTATTTGCTTCGATTAATGGCCGTATTCATGGAAAGATCGGGCTTCTTACTAACCCGCGGACATTAATCAATGATGTGGTTAATGAGGTTTCAAATCTTTATTTACGCAGCTCTAAGAAAAAAGGGGTTTTAGCACCTAACCTTTTTAACGACATTTATCAGTATGCAGCACCTTCAGATATTGATGGTGATAGCTTAATTGGCATCCAGCCGCAGAACATGAACAGGAGCCGCAAGAATATTTGGGATCTTGTTACAGAAGAAGAGTTTGATATTAGAAAACAAAGCTCGGATAACTTGGTGGCTTTTTCTGACCATTCTTTTGTGCGCGGGCTTTTAATTTCAAAGCACAATGGAAGCCTACAGGAATTATCTATTGCTGCAATACAGAGTTTAACAGGGGACAGCTCTAACGGAAGCTCTTGGACAGCTTTTGGCGCGGCCACAAATTTAAGGGCAGATTCTTACAATTTTATTAAAGGTAGTGGAAGCATAGAATTCGATATTTCTCCTACAGGTAACACTGCTGGAATTCAATTAACCACTGTAAATACTTTTGACTTGACTCAGTTTATTTCAGCAGCCAGTGCTTTTGATTGGGGATATATTAATACCTTGGCAAATGTTACGGGCGTAACTTTACGGGTAGGTAATAATTCCAGTAATTATTACCAGATGGTTATTACAGCTCCTAATGATGGTACCTCTTTTGTAAACGGTTGGAATTTAAATAGATTTGATTTTAATTCCAAAACCACAGTCGGCTCACCTGTTTTTGGCTCTTTAAATTATGTAGCCATATTTTTTAATTTAGCCTCCGGATCTGTTACTGATACCGGTTACCGTTTCAACTGGCTTAATGCCAAACAGGGTAATATTTCTAATTTAATCTATTACAGTACTAATCCTTGGCAAACAATTGGAGGTGTAGCAATCCCTCGTTCTACAGCTGATACAGATTATTTAATTTGTGATCAGGATGAATATAACCTAATGGTTGAAAAGGGTGTGGAAGTTTTAGGGATGGCCGCCCGTGAATATCAGGATTCTCAGATGGCCGCTGCCCGTTACGGTAATCCGGCGACTAAGCAGGGGATGGCTTGGGATTATAAACGTAATTATCCAACCGAGGCTTTAATGCTTACAAGTTCTTACCACTACATGGATAGAGGGCAAGATAATTCTAATATTTTTATAAGATAACTTTAATTACTTGAGCGATTTTCTCATCGACATTAACGAATTCACGCAGGGGCTACAACTTTTGGAAGCGTCAATGGACGCTCCTATAGGTTCGGCGCGCGTGATGTCCAATATGCAAATTACTGATCGCGGCGGTATTGGCCCGCGCCCCGGCACTTCAATTTTGGGTACGTGGGATTCTGACACAACGGGCAGCGATGGATTTTATAATTTTTTAACCACTTCTATCGGTTTGGAGATTCCTGTTAAGGCCTCTAATGGAATTTTAAAATATTACCACCCAACTTTACTTGATTGGAAGCAATTAAAATCTGGTTATACAGCCGGCGCAGAGTTTGGTATGAAGGAGCATTTAGTTAATACCGATAATAATGACTACTTATATTTCTGTAATGCCAAAGAAAATTATTCCAGATGGACCGGAGCTATTACCACTACTAATGGAGCGTTCGTTTCCGGAACCACTTTGACCGTGGCCTCAACTTTAAAGCCCGCAACTTTAGAGACTGGTACCTCAACATCTACTAGCGCTACTACTATAACTGATACTTCTAAAACTTGGGCTTCTTCCCAATTTGTTGGATTTTATGTGCTTATTACTTCTGGCACACAAGCGGGTGTGATCAGCAAGATTACGGCCAACAATGCGACTTCTTTAACCTTCGATTCCATTACTGATCCAGGAGCTGGCGCGACTTACCAGGTTCGCGTTTTGAACTTCCCGCCTTCCGGTACATTGACTGTTGATACCACTTCTGTAGTTTATTCAGCTGTTCCGACTTCTACTACTTTTACAATTACGGATCCCGGCGTGGGATTTGCGAATGGCTCTGCCGTCACCATTCAGCCAAAAGAGTTTCCAGGCAACCCGAAAGGTAACAGGTTGGATAACTACATTACTCGTATGATTGTCGGTAATGTAACTTCCGGAATGAGCTACGACAGTTCTGGAAATTTGATAGGGAATCAATCTAATGCCTCCATATATTTTAGTAAACAATTAGATGCTTCTGATTTTACTTTTTCCGCTGACCGTACCACAGGCCAGGGGGGTATTGCTGCCATCCCTTCTGGCGGCGGCAAGATTACTGATGTTTCTAATTTTGAAGATACCTTCATTGTCTTTAAAAAATATTATATTGAGCAAGATAAATTTTCTACCACAGACACCGCCGACTTACTCCAGCAAACTCCGCTTAAGCAGCAGTTTGGATCCGTTAATCATGTTATTAAGGGCCGCGATGATATTTATTTCATTACAGCTGATAACCAGATCACCAGCCTTGGTCGCGTAAAGCTTGCTGATACAGTACCTCAAACTGTAAATGTGGGATTGATTATAAAACGTTTAATTGATACTTTTGATTTTTCTTCAGTGGTGGGGCATGAATTTGCCCAGCGTATTTTGTTTGCCTGTAAAGACAGTTCGTCAGCTGCTAAAAATAACCAAATTATTGTTTATAACAAACAGAACAAAGCCTTTGAGGGTATTTGGTATCTAAACGCGTCTCAATTTGATTTGTACCAAGGTAAATTGTATGCCGCTGATTCCATTACTCCCAATATTTATCAGTTGTTTACCTCAGACCATAACGATACGCGCAGTGCGACCGTAAAATTTGGCATTACTTCAGAATGGAAATCTAACTGGATTCACTTAGTACCGCGCCGCAGCCGGTTCCGCGTTAAGCCTTCGCAATTTCAGATCATGGGGATTAATACTATGGCTTTTGAAGGTTATATCACGGACGGAACAGTAATAACTTTTTCTTTAATGAAAGATCTGTCTGATACCCCTGCACTTACTTTTAATTTTGGAATATTACCTGAGGACGAAGCTTACATGCAGGGAGCAGAGCTCGGCGCTTTTATGGGTTCTAATCCACTGGGACTACAACCTCTTGGGAGTATTTCGGATCCGACTCCGGACGGCAGTAGGCATTTTAAATTCATTATTTATTTCCCTGACATCTATAGTAATTACATTTCTATTGGAATAAATAACAGCGGTACTGACCAAGACTTTGAAGTAACTCGGTTTGGCATAGGCACATCTGAAGAGACAATCCAAAGTGCTGACAATATTAAATCATTAACTTAATTTTATGACACAATTTGCCCCCTCAATACCAACTAAAAGACTTTCTGCGGCTATTCTTTCTACAGATATGGCCTTTAGTTTAAATAATTATTTAGCTTGGGATGCCAATACTTTAGTCGCGGCTGATTTTCCCGCCGTTGGGCGAGGTGTTTTTCGTAGCACGGCAAATAACCAAATCGAATTTTTTACTTTTGATCCTTCTACTATCGGTGGACCAATAACTATTTTAACTCGTGGAAATGATTATAGAGGTGGTACTACAGATGGAGTGAAGCCAAAATACAACTGGCCGGCAAACTCTACACTTGTAGAACTTGGCAGCAATCCTCCGGCGGAAGCCGAAGATTATGTGGATAAGACTAGTGATGAAGGTATTTCTGGCGTAAAGACTTTTAACTCTCCTCCTGTTGTTCCTACGCCTGCTAATTCTACTGATGCAGTAAATAAGAGTTATGCGGATAACCTGGCTCAAGGAGGCGGTGCCGATTCTTCCCCTACGGTAAAAGGAATTGGTCGTCTTTCAACTAGTCCCAATGTCACTAAAGGAACAGCTACAGTTACTATTGCTTCCCCAGCAATATTCACCCTCAACTCCCATGGGCTGACTGCTAATGACACAATCCAACTTACTACCACAGGTGCGCTGCCGACTGGTCTTTCAGCCTCAACTACTTATTACGTCATTTCCACTGGACTGACTACCAACAACTTTGAAGTCTCGGCTACCTTGGGGGGCAATGCGATCAATACTTCCGGCACTCAAAGCGGGACACATACTTTGATTAAAACTACTCCAATTTTTGTTTCTACCATTGATCCTCAATTTGTAAATTACTACGTAGAAACTGGATCTGCTAATGCTTATATTATTACTCCTTCTCCTTCGATTGGAGTATATACAGTTGGACAACGTTTTTCATTTAAAGCGACAAATGCAAATACTACAACTTCAACTCTAAATATAAATGCTTTAGGAGCAAAAACTATTGTTAGAGCAGATGGCATAACAGCATTAGTAGCAAATGATATTCTTGCAGGACAAATTGTTTATGTTGAGTATGATGGAACAAATTTTGTAATGATTAGTGGTTCAGGAAATTTGCCGGTATCTATTTCAAGTATAGTCTATAAAGAATTTGGTGATGGGAATGACGGAACAATAGTTTTTGACGGTTCAACTACAATTCTAGGGTTAGTTCCGTCAGCTAGTGTATACACATTAACTCGTGATATTTACCCGTTGAATATGACTGTTAATAGTGGGGTAACTATTATTACCGCTGGTTATAGGATTTATGTTAATACTGCTTTATCCAATAACGGAACAATTAAATATGATGGAAATAATGGTGGTACAGGTGGAAGTGGTGCAAGCGGTGGTGCAAGCGGTGGTGCTGCAGGGTCAGCTTTGTCTGCTGGAAGCATATTAGGTGGAACAGCAGGTCAGTCAGGCGGTACTGGATCTCCTTCGGGTGGGACAGCAGCTGGTGCAGGTGGAAATGGTGGTTCAGTTAGTGAATCTATAGGAGTTGCTGGAGTTGCTGGAGTTGCTGGAAATAGTGGAACAAATAGCGGTGGTGCAGGTGGATCCGCGGGTAGTGTAACAGCTTCTCAATTTATTCACTTATTCCAAAACATTTTCAACATGTACAGGAATAGTGGAACATCATTAGTCCAGGTTACTGGTTCGGCGGGTTCTGGTGGTGGTGGTGGGGGTGGTGGAAATGGTACTAATGGAGATTATGGTGGTGGTGGTGGTGGTAGCGGTAGTTCCGGTGGTATTGTATTTATTAGCGCAAAGTCTATAGTCAATTCTGCGACAGGTATTATATCTAGCAAAGGCGGTAATGGTGGAACTGGGGGAGCCGGTGTCCATAGTGTTGGTACTGGAGGATTAGGCGGTGCAGGTGGTAGCGGTGGTAGCGGTGGTGCCATTGTTTTGATTTACCATTCTTATTCAAATAGTGGAAGTGTTACTGTAGCAGGTGGGTCTGGTGGAACTGGGGGAGCAAATGCAGGAACTGCTGGAAATGGACCAAGTGGAAATGCAGGAAATTCAGGTGTAATCTTACAATTTGCTATATAACTTATTAAATTAACTTTCTTTTATGGACGATACACCTTCAACAACAAATACAACCGTCCCAGATGGTGGGCTGCGTTTCGGTAACGACTTGGTTACTATCCCTAAAGCTCCCGCAGTCGGTCCGACCGATAATTCGAATTCTAACTATACGGTTCAGCCGGGTTTTTTCGGTGCGCAGCCTAGTTCGTCTGTCGTCACTACTTCCAATTCGGCGCAGAACTCAGTTGATAATACTAAAAGCAGTATTGATAGCCAATCGCCGAGCGTACTTCCTCCGGCCCCAAGCCCAACAGGATCAACTGGTTCACCTACCACCTATACCTGGTTTGATGGCAGTAGCGGCCACTTAACTCCGGACGTAAACGGCTACGGCACTATCGGCTATAACGCTGCCAATGATCCCAATGTCCAAAATGAAGTTACTTCCGGAAATCAAATTTATGCCAACCAGGAAACCGCCCTCCAGCAGCAACGCGACCAGGCTATTGCGAACTTAACCCAGCAAGAAAATCAGGATGTCGCCGCGTTAAATACTACTCAGGCGAATGAAACTGGAGGTTCGACCCGTAATCTTTTGGCTATGGGTGGATACCTTGGTAATAATTCTTTCTCCAATTCTTATTTAGTCAGTTTGCAGGTTAGCCATGAACAAGCTATGCAAACCCTACAAGCTAAGTACCAATCCGCGATTCAGGCGGCACAAAATGCATACACCAACAATGATTTTACTTTAGCAGAAAAAGAAGTAGCTAATGCCAGCGCCATCCAGAAAGCGGCGCAGGACAGGAATACGGAGTTTTTGAATCAGACGGATAAGATTCAGACGGAGGCGAGGGCGGCAGCGGCTGCTGAGCAGACTCAACTGCGAGATGCCCAAACTTTTGCAAAAGACAACAATCTTACCTCACCGTATTATCAATATCCCGGATCATCCCAAGTTTATGATACTCGCACAGGTCTTCAAGTTACTGCCGATCAATACGCCACGGCCGGAGGAGCTGGAGAAAAAGGTAATTATAGTGACATTCAAGTTATTCAGCCCCAAGATAAACATTCCCCTGCATATACCGAATGGCAGGATTACCTTTCTACAGGTGGTAAATTATCTTTCAATGATTATGAGAACATGGATGCAAATAGGAAAGCAAGCCATGTAACAAATATTACTTATAATCAGCAGCAACAGCAAACCCAAGCACAAAATGTAGCTGATACTGTAGCCCAATGGAAGCAAAATAATGTTTTCCAGGGCAATGGCAAAATTTCTTCTTCCGATTATAAATTTGCTAAAGAGCAATGGGTAAGTAATAAAATTGGAACGGCAAAAGAATTTGATGATAATTTTTCAGGATATGCGGATCAATCGGGAGCTACTTGGAAACAAGATTATGATATAACTTCAACCTCACCTTAACCTTATGAGTTTAATGGGCGACTCTTTAGCCAGTCATTATGGGGGTTCCCAGACTGCCTCGGCTACAAAATCAACAACGACAACTCCTCCTGCTAAAACAGGGGCTCCTTCGGCGATGGCTACTGCTCTGTCTAATTATTATAAAAATAAACCCGCCCCTACTGCACCAGCACCCGCCCCTACACCTCAACCGGGCCCAGTTAAAAGTTTTTTTCAAGGTGTTGGGAATGATATTGGAGCCGCTGGGAAAGGTATAGGAAATTTTTTTAAATCTCTTGGAGGTTCATCTCAACCCCAAGGTATGGCTTTCCCTGTTGGTGCAGGGTTGCGACAAACAGGCATCGGCCCGGGAACTGCTACTAATGCTAAAGCGCAAGTTATAAAGGAAGAGCAGCTTGGTTCGCAACCAGTACCAAAAACGCCATACAACATGAATGGTTCGGATGTTTCTAGTATGGCTCGTCAAATTCCGCGCACAGTAGCTTCGCTGGCCATGGGTAATAGCGGTCAGACGATTGAGCCTACGACCATGGATCCAATTTCTAGATTTTTATTAGGCGATGAATCTATTAAGTCATTGCCAACTCAGGCTTCGGAAACAGAACAAAATTTGAACCAAGCTGGGGTTAAAGGCAAAGCCGCAACTGGATTAGCCGTTACCGGAGTTGCTGCCAATGCAGTTTTAAATTTACTGCCGTTCCTGGCTCCCTTTGAAAAAGGCGCACAAGGGTTAGCTGATAACCTGGCCACAAATAGCGAAAAGGTTACTTTATCTCCTGAACAATTACAAGAATTAGCCACCCGACCACTTGCGGATGCCCAAGGTAATGAATTGGTCGGCGCGCAAAAAGCAGTAGGGGAGAGAGTACAGCAGATGGCTAAGTTTTATGCTGAAAAAGGGCAGTCAGTTACGCTTGATGCCCGCGCTCCAGCTGAGAGTGTTCCAGGGAAAATTGCAACTGCCATTGGAGGTAAAAACCAAGCACCATTTTTATCTATAGAAGAAGGCGGCACTCCAGTCGAAGGTGCAGGCGGTAGAGTCACACCATTTTCTCAGGAAGCTTTGCCGGCTCAGACTGAATCACAAGTTGCTCCGTTTGCGCATGAGGATTTAATACCAACTCCACGAGAGGCTCCAGCACCTTTTGCGCATGAGCAGGGACCTATACCTGTTGGATCTTTTCAGGCTATACATAATCTAGGTAATAGCCATACAGAATTAATGAATGTTGCTCAAGATGCTGAAAAAGCTGCGACCTATACTGATAATAATGGGGCTACGAGAGTTGATAGGGTTAAGGCTAAACAATTAGAAAAACAATATTTAGCAGATTCTTTGGAAAATAATAAACAAGCTTCGGTTGATTTTTATCATTCCTTGAATCCTGAGTTTAAGGTGGGTGACACTGTAAGCTATCAAAGATATAGTAAAGCTGGAAGTGCAATAGTCCATACTCAACAGGCTGATGGCTCTTTTATTGAAAAGCCGTCAAATGAAAGTATCGGAACTGCTCAAAAAGTAAAAATTACCGGTGCTGAATTTGATACATCCTCTTCGTTGGATCAGCAACAAAAAACAGGATTCCCTGCGTCTTTTAAACTTGAAAATTTAGTAGGTAAAGATTTGTCTACTGGAGAGGAAGTAAGAATCTATAAAAATGACTTGGTGAATGGTAAACACTTGGTGGATACTATTGAAAAAAAGCCAGAAGAGATATTAAAACAGTATTTGGATTTTCAAAAGGGCAATTTTAATATGGGCTACATGAGTTCGGGAGGGTCTACCCCACTTCAATTAAACGCCGAAATAATCCCCGGTCTTTCCAAGACCATCCAGGAAGATATTATCCCGGGAGTTAAAGGTGTTTCTCAGCGCATGGCTGATATTTACCATGAAATAGCCAACACAGTTAATCCTATCAGATCAGCCCCGGCAGAAGCCTTAGATATTATTATGAAAAATAAAGGCGACTTTGAGCGCCAGGTTTTTCGTACTGAGCAGGCGCAGAAAGCCATCCAAAAAGCTTGGGATAAGGTACCGGAAGGTGAATTTAAAAATCATTCAGAAGCAATAGCTACAAGAGATTCACGAAACCTAGAGTTCATGCACAAGGTAGAAACTGGCCAGTTTGTTGGTCCCGAGAATAAAGACCTAGCCGATAGTTATAGGGAACGATTAAATAATGCTTACCTTGCAATTTCCAAGTATAAAGATATACCACAGCTTGAAAACTTCTTCCCTCATTTTTGGGAAAAACCTGATGAAGTTGCAAAGAATTTTATGGCTCAGATGGCTGCCAAACGTCCTTTTGAAGGTGGTAAGTCTTTCCTACATCACCGTATTTTCAAGACAATCCAGGAAGGTATGGCTGCCGGTTATAAGCCCGTAACTACAAATCCCGAAGAACTCATGCAGATTTACGAAACCAGCGTGAGGCAGTTTGTCATGGCCCAAAAAATTGCAGCTGACCTGAAAAAAGTTGGTATGTGGAAATTTGTGCCTAGCGGCGGAAAACTTGAATTTGGATATGCGTTTATAAACGATCCGATTGCCCGTGCTTATTTTCCACCGGAAATGCGTGAAGGCTTTGACGGATCACTAACAAAGACCTACCAACAGGCCGGCCAGTTTAGTGCGCCTGAATCAGTCGCCCGCCTCATCAATAATTACCTGTCGGTGAACTGGATTAACAAAAGCGCCATTGGTAGGAGTTTAATGCAGGCTAAAAATTTTCTCACAGCTCTTCGCTTTGGGCTTTCCGCCTTTCACGGAACTCTTACAACTGTTACTTCTATAGTAAATGAGCTGGATGTTTCTATAGGCTATTTAGCTCAAGGCAAAATTACTGAGGCTATTAAACATGGGGTATCGTCTCCAGCCGCGGTAATTAAATACTGGAAAGATGGACAGAAGTTTTTTAAAGGCGACCCGAGCGCACTTGCCATAGAAGAAGCTGTTTTCCACGGCGGTGCGAGTTTAAGAAGTAAGCAATATTTCAAGAATCAGGTTCTCGAAAAATTTGGCCAGGACGTAAGATCAGGTAAAGTGCCCGCCGCTTTGGGGCGTTTACCATTTGCAGCCCTGGAAGGAAGCGCGCGCATTGTATACAGTCAAATACCCAAAGTAAAGATCGGAGCTTTTAAGTCTTTATTTGGAGAAGAACTTGCCCGTTATTCCAAGAAAGGTTTATTACTTCCTGATGATTTTAAAGGCGCTCCTCCAGCCGGTATGAAAACTTCGCTTACTATAGCTAGGGAAGTTTGGAGTAACATAGATGCTCGTATGGGTCAGCTTAATTATGATAATTTGTTTTGGAATAATATTTTTAAAGGTGTTATGCAAGTAATGTGGCAAGCAGTCGGCTGGAATGTGGGTGATATGGATGTATTAGGTGGCTCTATGAAAGATACATTTAATTTCGCGAAAGACGCGCTACAAGGCAAGCGACCGGATTTTACACCTCGCATGAGATTTCTTATTGCCCTCCTTGGGGCCGTAGGAACATTTGGTGCCATTTATCAGTACGCCCATACCGGCAAAGCACCCTCGAGTGTCCTTGATTTATTTGCTCCTAAAAATGGGGAAACTGACCAAAATGGTGATCCTGTACGTGTAACAATACCCTCACTGCTTAAAGATATTATTAGTTATGAGGCTCATGGCGTAATACAGACATTAGCAGATAAACTTTCCCCGGAACTTGCTGAAATAGTTGAGTTGTTGCAAAACCGTGATTATTATGGAAACTATATTTACAACCCTCATGACGGAGTTCCTAAAGAAATTCAACAGATGATAAAGTTTTTAGCTGTAGGCAACCAACCCTTTTCAGTCCAGAGTTTGGAAGCTGAAAGCAAAAACAAATCTTCAACTGAGCAAAAGGCTGAGAATTTCTTTGGTATTAATAAGGCGGCTTCTTCTCTTATAGAATCCCAGAAAACTAAAGATATATTTAATGCTCTAAGTGCTTCGGGTCCCAAGACTCCAGAAGAGCAACAAACCTCTCAATTAAAGAATCAATATCGTCAACAAATCCAGCAGGGGAATATTCCGAGCCTGCAAGAGTTAATTAAAAATGGCATCGTTACCGATGCCAGAGGTTATAGAGCTTTTATTAAGGCCGCGAAAGAATCGCCCGTACAAAGAGCTTATAAAGCATTACCTAAATCAGTTAAATCAACTCTCCAAAAACCATGAGGTTATCGCCACAGATACAAGACTTATAAAAAATATGATCCATCCTACTAAGATACCCCATCCCAGACTATTAGGCATTTTAAACCCAAAAGATTCTAATATTATTGCCGGAGCAAGGAAGGATATAAATCCTATTAATACCTTTACTGCTGTAGGAGCCCCTTTGAGCCAAGATTTTAATTCCATATAATTAAGCCCTTTCTTACCACAAAGTTACCATAAATCATTAAATTTGTCAACAGTGCTCTTTAAATATTAAAAATATTATGCTATGCTAAAAACATACTTTCACGTCATAAACAAAAATAAACATATTAATTTATGTTACGTGAAAAAGCTTTACGGTTATCTTATTGCAGCAATAATCATCGGTCTTCTGCCCGCCGGTGTTGTTTTTGCGTCTTATTTTAACTCAAAGCAACTTGCTCCCTCACCGTCCAATGGTAATTGTTTAATTACTGATGGATCAGTTAACTCCTGGTCTTCATGTGGTAGTGGAACTCTTCCTACCCCTTCCCAAACAGGGCAAATCCTAGTGGCTTCCTCCACTAATTTTGTCGTGGGCAACTTAATTGCCGGATCTAATATTACTATCAACACATCAACTCCAGGGCAGATAACTTTTTCTGCTTCTGGTTCTGGTGGCTCTTCCGCAACAACCACCATTTTCTCTAACGCCACTTCTACGGGTCCGAACTTTACTTTCTCCACCTCTACCAGCGGAACTGGAACTTTAAAAGTTACAGGATCTGGTTCAACCGTAAACTTCGCCCTTGATACTTCCGGTCTTCAACCCGCAGGTTCTTACGTAACTAACTCTTACGCTTCTTCCACTTTTCCTTCCTTTTCTTACGGCACTTCAACTTATGCAACAATAGCTAGCTATCCGACTTACACTTACGCCTCTTCAACGTTTGTGTCTTTTTCCTATGCTACTTCTACCTTTCAGCCAAAGATTACTCTAACCACGACAGGAACAAGCGGCGCAGCCACGTTTTCCAGTAACACTTTAAACATCCCGCAATACCAAGCAGCGGGAAACTACATCACCGCATTAACTGGCGATGTATCAGCGTCTGGTCCAGGCAGTGCAGCGGCAACACTTGCGACAGTTAATAGCAATGTTGGAACTTTTGGCGATGCCACCCATGTTTTGCAAGCTACGGTTAACGGCAAGGGTTTGATTACAGCCGCTTCTAGTGTTTCCATTACCGGCCTAATTTCAGGTTTAACCACTGGCCGTATACCGTATTCCACTTCGGCCACAGCTCTCACAGATAGCGCTGTTCTTTTGTTTAACGGCACAGTGTTCGGCTTCAACGCCACGTCCTCGACAGTTGGCTTTAACATCAAAGGCACGGCGGGAACCAATGACATTTTTAACGTAGCTTCTTCCAGCGGTACGTCTGCTTTTGTAGTGAAGTCCACCGGCAGTGTCGGTATAAATACTTCTACTCCTTCAAGCAGCTCAAAGCTCGATATTAACGGTGAAGCCCACAGCGAATATTTCCCTATTGGCACAACCTCGGCAGCGACTTTAACCGTGGACTGGAGCAACGGAAACACCCAAGGCACGGTTTTAGCAACCTCGACTAAGCTCTCTTTCACCAACCAGCAAGCGGGTGGTCATTACGTCCTGTTCGTCATTCAAGACGGCGGCAGTCGCACTATGACCTATTCAACCAGCTCACCGGCTATCCAGTGGCCGTCAGCAACCGCCCCGACCCTCTCCACTGCGACCGGAGCAATCGATATTCTTAACTTCGTTTGTGGACCGACTAACTGCTATGGCGTATCGGCCACAGGTTTTGCTTCCAGCACGAACATTCAACGCCCATAATATGAAAAAACTTCTTTCTTACATTTTCATATCCCTTTTACTAGTCGGCACGTTCGTTGCCGGTGTTCCCTTAGCTAAAGCCACCAGCTGCACTCCAGGTAACGGCTTTTCCTTTTGCCGCTCCCTAACCGTTGTCCACACTAAAGTTTCTACCAACGACCAGCCGTCTTTTGCTTTTGAAGTCTGCGCCAACTCCACTCCGGCCACTGGCTCTTGCGCTACCGTATCAGGCTTAAACCAAACCGGAGCTGGGGCGCACGTGCAAAACAGCAACGGTTACGATATTAACTTTTTTACTGATTCCACCTGCACCACTAAAGTCACAGCGTGGGAAATGGAAAAATATGTCGCTTCCACAGGCGAGATGATTGCTTGGGTCAATGACGGCACACTGTCCCATACGGTCGATACCGTGCTTTACATGTGCTATGGCAATTCCTCGATTTCCGCTTTTCAATCTACCGCTTCCTCGGTGTGGGATAGTAATTATTTATTTGTCGGCCACCAATTAAATTCTTCTTTTCCGAATGATTCCACGATTAGCGCCTGTAATGGCGTAACCAGTGCATCATCCACCGCTGGACAAATTGACGGAGCTGGGGATTTTACGGGTTCTAGCATTAACGACTTACTTGGCGGCACAACTTGCGGTTCCACCGGAGGCGGCTCAAACGGAACATTGGATATTGCGACCTCTACTTTTTACACCTGGATTAACCCAAATCAAAGTAATGACGAGGATATTTATAGCGGTGGTGCAAGCGGTATGCCGCAGTTTAGGCGTGATGCTTCCAATGTTATTAGCATGAACAAATACAATACCGGCTCACTTGCTACATCTTCCGGTACAGTGCCTAATAACACGTGGACGCAGGTAGCCGTAACGTATGACGCAGTGGGTAATTATGTGTTTTACATTAATGGTGCCGCAAGCGGCAGCGGCAGTTTCGTTAACCCCTTTACTCTGCTTAACTTTAGGTTTACAAACCATACCTGGCGTTTTGGGTTTGGTAATGGCCAGCCTCATATGCTGATAGATGAAGGTCAAATCTCAAACAGTATCCGTGGCGCTGACTGGATAGCAACCGAATACAACAACCAGAGCGACCCCTCAAGCTTTGAAACCTTTGGCAGTGAAAATGGTGGGGGAAGCAGTAGCGTCAATTTATTATTCTTTATGTTTATTTAACATTAACTAACACACATGTTAACAATCACTATTACCACTCCTACGGTGGACGAACAAGACCCAAACCAGATGAATATTGAAGTCACTTATACTAACGCCGAAACCAGCGTAAGTTATGTTGACCACTTCCGAATGGCTCCTAACATTAATGACCTCAACACTCAGATTGCGGAAAGCTTAAAAAATTACCAAGCCAAGGATGACTTTTTAAACCTACAAGCCGGAGCTTATAGCTTGCCTAATTAATTCTTAACCAATAGGGAATATGCCCGAAGCGCAAACAGACCATGACAGCCTCATTACTTTAGTGGAAACTGTCAAAAATATTAAGGACAACCAAGACAGGTTTCATATAGAAATGAAGCAAAGTTTTAGCGACCTTAAAAATAATTATGCTGATCGCTTAGATAAATTAGAAAACCGAGTAAGGAAAGTGGAAAACAAGCTTATTTATTATTTAGGCGGGGGAGCTGTGATTGGGATATTGATTGTAGCTTGTTGGCAATTACTTTTAGCTTATTTTTCAAAACACTAATTATGAACTGGATTATTCCTCCTTACAATCCGCAATATTCCCCAATAGCTGATAGTGACAGTTGTTCTAACCAAGCGACTTTACACGTGATAGAAATGCTACAAGGGAATAAACAGCGTTGGTCACCTCGTGCTCTTGCTGTCCTTAGTGGCACAAAGCCAGGTTACGGAAATTCCATACAAGCTAACCTAAACGCCATTAACTTATACGGACTTATTCCTTATGACCTTTGGCCGGACTTAGACGGAAATTGGACGGTTACGGACTACTTCGCCCCGATTCCCCAAAGTATTTTAAAGCAAGCTAACAAGAGCATGATAGTTAACTTCGCTCCCGCTGATTTAAATGAAAGTCCGCTTTTAGTTGAAGTGCAAATCAGCCCGACAATGGCGCATTTAATGGCTCAATTTAACGACACCGAAGTCTTTGATTCTTACCCGCCTAGTGTTAAACCCCTTAGCATGTGGCAACCGCAGACAATAGTAGGGAAGTGGGGCTTATCATTAAAACCTAGAAATATGGTATTTGGTTACAAAGTTTCAAACCCAACCACAACAGGAGATCAGACAGTCTATATAGAGGTGGCGAACTCGCTTATTCCTTTGGCTGACTGGCAAGCATTTCTAAACTTGGGAGGTAGCGAACAAAGTATCGTCTACATCACCCAAGAGCAGTTAAATGCTTACTCGCTGATAGCTAGTGATTACTTTAAGTCTAAATAAATGTTTAAAGATCCTCTACAAAAATTAGCTTTTTGGATGGGGGTCGGCTTTACTTTGTTTTTTACAGGTATTGCTTACTTTATTTACTTAATTATTAGATCAATTAATTCTTAAAGGTCGATGTTACACCCAGATTATACAATTAAATCTCTACTCGATATGAACCCAAAATTACAAACCGTTTTACACTGGTTATCCTTAGTCGCTTTAGTCGGCGTGGCTGTTGAACCGAAACTCTTTGACTTAGCCCCTAAATCCCAGCACGTTACCGAATTTATCTTGGCCGCTTTAAATGCTTTTAACTTCTACGCAGATGTTATTTTTGTTAAACAGCAAGAGCCGCCAATACCTACCCCTGGTAATACCTCGCTTTAAGCCTTCCCGACTTTTAGTGAGTTTTACAAATAAATAAGGAGTCCAATTCTCGGATAATATCTCCAAGCGGGATATTGGACTTCTAATTTTGTTCTTTAACAAATTTATAAATGGGGTCAAGTTAAGAAAGGTTTTGTTATGTCTGACGAATTACCAGGTAATTATCAATCAAATAATGATGCAAGAATTATGAGAGAATGGGAAATTAGAGACCATGTAGGTAAACTATTAACCCATTTGGAAAGTTTAGGACTTCCTGAAAAACAGGAAAAAGCAATTAAAGATTTAATCAAGCAAACAACATGGAGAGATTTATGGAATGGTGGCACAATTATTCTTCGCTCTAAAGAAGCTGATGAATTTCTCCAAAAAGCCATTAATATTGAATATAAATTAATGGAGAATACTGCCATTGCTAAATAATTAATAATTCTTGACCCCAGCTATAAGTTTGTTATTAGGAGGATTATGACAGCTATAAAGCATGGTATGACAGCTAGGTTTTGCTATCACTGCCAGGCACAAACGGCGCATTTAATAGTGGAAAGCCACGATACGCACATAAAAGCCTATATCTGTTTAAGGCACAACGAACTGGAGAGAACCGATGGAAACGAACGAAATGCAGTTTTACTGTCCCACCTGCCAGCAACCAATGGGGATAGCTGATGTAGGTTTAGGCGAGGGCTACTCTATGGTGTTTGGGCTTTACTGCTTCAAATGCAAACAGTCGTTCAACTTCGCTTACACCCTTGCGTGGATTAGGGATCAATTTAACCTGGTCTACTCAAAGCGGATTCCACTTCGGCCACCGCTGCTTCTGCCCCCACCGGAGATCCAGTATACCGAACAGGACTTAGACTTCCTGACAGCCCTGCGCATAGCGAGTTAACGCCAAGGTCGCTACCTAGGCCAGTCAGCCTTGGGAAAGCTGACAATAGGGGAGCTTAAAAACTCCCCTTTTTTTATCCACATACGAGTGTGTTATACTATATATATCTTTGGGAGGGGTCTTGACTTAACACCAAAAATGAACTAAAATTCAAAGTCCAGCGTTAATACATATATAAAAGCGCCTTTTGGGCGCAAAGTAGAGTATTTTTATACAGTTTGGTGCCCCTGGTCGGATTCGAACCGACAATCTTTCCTTACGAGGGGAATACTTGATCCAATCAAGCTACAGGGGCATTAGCTCTACTTTGCGCTTAAGCGGCGCTTTTTTCTATGCAAATAAAAAACTTGTACCTTACCCATAGTGCAAGGCGCAAAACCCCTTTCAGGGAATACGCTTGGTAGCGCATGGACTTTTTAGTTTCCTTACACTACAGGTACGACACAAGTTTATGTCGGAGTTTTGCTTTATTAGGCGGTCCAGGCCTATTTTAAAAAGTTCTGCCTAAATTATAACAGGTTTTTAAAAGAGTGCAAGGGGATAAAATAAAAATCAAAAAGCTCTAAAGAAAAAGGTTTCTCCACCCCTAAACCCCTTGTTAATCACTGTTTTATCCACCCACCCTCTTAGTTAAGAGGGTTTGTTTAATTATTAATTATTCATTAAAATATTTTTACCCACTTGTGCTAGGGTAAACAATCGTATACCATAAAGAAATAAAAAGGGCTTGACTAAAACCAAAGATAGGAGTAAGATGCGACTTACAAAACAAATCTTCTATTTAAAACCAAAACGCTGGGCTAACCGACAGCGGGTTTTTTAATTATGTTTAACCCTTATGTTACTTAGCGAAGCTATAACTCAATATGTTAGCTGGATAAATTACGCTAAACGGGAATCTACTAGAAAAAGTTACCGCTACCACCTTATGCAATTTGCTCTATATATGAACAACTGTAATGTAGAGCAGGTTAATCTTGGCAATATTTTAGGCTACTTGGATACTATGACCGTAATAGGTTGGGATAGAGATCAGTATATGCCTAAGTGCATTGCTTTAAGAAAGTTTTTTGAATTTCTGGGAAAACAGAAAATAAGCAATTTCGATTACACCTTAATACCGATTATAGAAAAAGAAAATTACAAGTTGCCGAAAGTCGCTATCCCCGAAGATTATTATAAAGTTTTAAAAGCCATTCCCGACAATAATGACCCTCGACACATTCGTAATAAACTAATGCTGATGATGTTTAAAGATACCGGTATGAGGTTAAGCGAAAATCTCTCTTTAAACAGGGACATGGTGGTTACTAAAAGGCAGGTAGAGGTTAGGGATAAAGATGGAATTATTGTTGAAGTTAAAACTTTATTCTCTACAACAGTTGTTACTAAAAAAAGCAAAAGACCACACCCGATTAGGGAAGTTTTTTGGACACCTGAAACCCAAAAGCAGCTGGAAAAGTGGCTTAAGAAATTACAACACTTAGAAAAAATAATAAAAGGTATAGATCTGCAGGCATTGTATATATCAGTCACGGGAATTAAATGCGGACACAGGTTGAATAAAAGCGGTGCAACAGAAGTAATGCGCAGACTTTCCCACGAAGCGGGATTATTGTATGTAATGAACAGCCACTCTTTGAGGCATTTATTTGGACATGATATGGGAAAAAGTGGGCTACAGGACAGCAATGTTTCTATATTATTAGGCCATGCAAACCCACAAAGCTCCTATATTTACAGGCTCTTAAATAGCCCAGAAATGGCTAATTTGGCCGCAAATACTATACGATCTTAAATTCCTGTGGATAAGTAGGTGACAGGTGTGACAACCTCAATATTTTAATGAATTTGACACAATATTAATTCTAAATTAATATTTAAACATATGACCAAGAAAAAGAAAGTTCGCATTTTATCTGAAAAAGATTACAGAAAATCGATTCGAGACAGACAAAGACTTAAAACAATTAAACCTTTAGTAGAAGAAATACATCGAATTACAAGTAAGATTAAATAGTTTTTGGGTGACAGGTAGAGCTATATAATTTCTCTTTACAATAAAATATCAGGTAGTCGTTTAATCCCTTAAAAGGCTTATAAACATTGACTTACTCCTGTGGCTCTGACATTAAGTTTAAGAAATGTCATGGGAAGTAGGAGACAGGTCTAAAGCTTATAAATATTGATTAAACGACTACAAAAGTAGTCGTTTTTTCTTTTGTCTCCCCAGCTCATTTCGGTTAGGGGCTTGGGGTATAAGTGAAAAACCTAAGAAATAAACATATGAATCAAAGAACAATACAAATTCTCTCCGCCTTTACGGCAGAAGACCTTATTAACCCTACAACCGCGGCAAGTATTGCTATGGCTATGGAAAATGCAGAATAAATAAATAATTAAGTTTCTCACAGAGAAACAAAAGGAAAAAAATGGAAGCAGAATTAGATTACGGTCAAAAAGCTGTAGGTTTTACCTTTAACCCTAGTGGAGACCCAGATGTGCAAAAGGTTAAAGAGTTATATGCAGAGATAATCAATATCTGTAATGATCTAAAAATTGCTGTAGGCCCAGGTGAAAAGGCAAGATTGCTTTCTGTAGCAATTACAGAAGCTCAAACCGCTCAAATGTGGGCAGTAAAAGGAATAACATTTAAATAACTAATGTCCATCAGGACAGAAAACAACAAAAATATGCCAGAGATCGTATTCCCATCCGAATGGGTAAAAATCGGGGTTAACGTCAAGCAGGGTGACACAATTAGATTCCTTGATGCAGGAACTTTAGACCCTGAGACAGAGCGCTATATATTCCAAGTGGAAATTTATAGCAATGGTTTGATGACAGAAGTTAAGAAGTTCAATCTTAACAAAACCAACTACAAAGTTATATCTGCTCTTTACGGAAGCAACAGCGATGCTTGGGTTGGTAAAGAAATGATCGTTAATTCAGTTAAGACTAGAAATCCACAAACTGGTTTATTGGTAGACAGCATAGCTTTAACTGCTCCTGCTACTACTGCTAACACAACTGCTGCAACAGCAGCCTAGAAAGGAATTAGATGTTATTTAGTGAAGCAAAACAATTCCTTTAAAAAGGGATGAAAGTTAAGGTAATAAAATATGCTAATGAAGGTCAGTGGGAGAATTGCGTAGTTACCATATCCCTAGATCACAACTTTTGTTTTGAAGGAATAGATACTAAAGGTTCATTCAAAACAGGAATATTTAATCAAGCAGATGAAGAACTTGAGATCCTCACCGAAGCAGACGGAGTAACTCCTTGGAAATATAGCAGAGGTATAGATCTTGGCTTTAACAAGTGTATGAGTTGTTATAAAGGCCTCTGCCAATGTCCCCAGAGGCAACCAGACGGAAGCTGGAAGAAAGAAGCTATTGAAAAAGCTCCAGAAGAAGGCGCAGAGTTTAATCCTTCAATGTGGCGTATAGGTTATTATTCAACCGGTGACGGAACTTCTCCAACACCTAAAAAGAAAGGTTTTATGAGCAACATTGTAGAAAAAATTAAAAATTTAAAGTTAAGCGCTACCGACCGTGTCCTTCGCAAGCATGGCTTGGAAGATGAAAACGGCAAAGCAACCGAAGAAGCAGCACGTATGATGAAAGAAGAATTGTTGGACGAACGCTGGGCAAGCCGCAGGGAAGCTATCGCCGCTGATCTTACAAAGATTGACGAAGAAGAAAAGAAATAAATTTTAGCAAAGTCCCGGGGTAGGGAAGCCCCCATACTACTCTACTCCCGGGACGAGAATTGTTTGTTGCTGGGGGAGAACGCAGGCTAGACGTAGTCTATTGCCGCCCGTGCGGCTTGGAGGTAATTGTCCAATCTTGGGTCACGAAGCGCTCCCCATCATTAGCAAATAATTTATATGAAAATTTTTGGTCTTGAAATTATAGTCAGAAAATGGGTACCGGACAAACAATGGTTTTTAATAGAAAGTCCTGAGAATTGGGTGATGTCTAAAGGGGACGGCGCAATAGGAGAAAATCAAGAAGTTGTAGATAAAATCTATAATTTAGCAGTTGAAAAACAACGCTTAGCTTACGTTCCTCCAATGTTATATTGCGGCAATGGTCCAGCGCTTCCAAAATCTTTAATGGTCCCCGGCAAAACTTTACCAACAGGAGACATTATTGACGGGATAATAAGAAAATGTCCTGGCACTATTATTAGATCCGATGATCCGGAAACAAAAGAAACAGTAGAAAAATATCTCTCATGCAAGTAGAAATCCCTGACAACTGCGAATGCACCGATGACACCGTTTGCGACCACTGCATATGGAATACAGCATGTGCCATCGAAGACTTAAGGGAAAGTATGGATCGAATATTAAAACAAACAGGACAAATATGACCTACGAATTTGAAATTAAAGCTTCATTGGCAGCAATTCACCCCAACGTTAAAGATTTTTGTGAAAGCGTGGCCACTAATATGCACGAATTTGGCTACGACACTTTCACCTTAGACATCATGAGCTCTATCGGCATCATTACTTTTACCTCTAAGGAACCCTTAAGTAAAGAAGTGTTAGAAAAAACCAGGCTCCAGTACCAAGATAAGTTACGCGCTGAATATCCTAAACATAATTTTGAACTACATGCCGTTAACTCTAAACGAAAGAAGTTACTTACGAGATATACTTAAAGTTTATATTAAAGATCTAAGCCCTGATGACCTCTGGGATCTGACTGAATTCATTACCTACAAGCAAAGGGCTAAAATCTTAGCTTTAGACATGCAAAGACGACGGGATAGGAGTGAAATAATAGACATGGTTGAAAATATCCGCGCCTTTCAAATGAACAATAACCAAGATGAAAACCTGTCCAACATGCAAAAAGGAATTTGAACCACCCCCTAAGCGCCGGTTAAACAAGTATTGCAGTAAGGTATGTTCCCTGGCCGGCAGTAAAAAAATTTGGGGTAAGTTCGCCCATCCCATGATCCACAGCAAAGGGGAAACAGGGCTTGAGGGAAACATGATCAGGAACTGGCGGCCAAAGAAACCTAAAAAATAAAAGTATGATGAACATCACATTGTTAAGGAAAATTTTAATCTACCGACAGCAGGGCTTAAGGAATGATCGAATCGCGTGGCTTTTGGGAGTTAAAATCGGCACTGTTTACCACTTACTTTACGCTTACAAACACGCAGTTTTTAATGGAAAAATGGAATTAATTAATTTAACAAAGAATGACTAATATTCTACAAGAAGCCGACAAGCTGACATCCCAAGACCGCCATCAAGATTATGGACATCCCTACCATGACTTTAACCGGACTGCCGGCCTTTGGAGCGAGCTGCTTGGTGTTAAGGTAACGCCGCGGCAAGTGGGGTTATGTATGATAGCCCTTAAGCTTTCTCGGCAAGTTAATAAGCCGAAGAAAGATAACTTAATAGATATTGCCGGCTATGCCCGGACCATAGAAATGATAGATGAATTCGAAAAAGATAACCCTGAACAATTATGAACCCAACAAAATTTAAAGAACGTAAGACTGCTTTGAAAGCCGCTAACCCCATACCCGAGCCATTAATACAGATTAAGGATTCTGAGCGAAAAGAAAAAGATTGTGTTATTTGTAAAAAACCAATGCTAGTAGCCCCTGGACAAACAGCTAAATACCATAATAAATGCAGACCATTAAGAGTTAGAAAATCCTATGCCTAACGATTACCTTCCCAAAAAACCCACTCAGAACGAAAAGTTCCTCTACGAGTTAACCTTGGACCATGAAAGGTTGAAAAGTAATTTCCAACTTTTGTTTAAAGCTTTTATGGAAATAAACCAACGCTTAATCGCCCTAGCCCGCGCCAAAGTTACACCAGATGTTTTAGCACAATTCGTTGTTGATGAAGAAGCCGGTGAAGCTTTTATGAAGATTTATAGCGAAAATTTAGATTCCCTGCTTAAGGAAAAAATGAAAAAAGCAGCCGATAAAATAGCACCGGAAACCAATGACCAAAAAGGAACTGAAGGAACAACTGAATTACCACATGAGACGGATAAGGGAATGCAGAAATGATTTAGCCGACAGTGTGATGTTAAAAACGTGGCCGGGGACAAAATGGTTTTTAGAACACTGGATCAAGGAGCACCAAGCAGAAGCAGAGAAGCTTACCAAGCAGCTTAATTGGTTGAAAAATCCTTCAAAAAATACGGGGCTGGACCTGGCAAGGGCTAAAGCCGTCCCTATCACCCATCTACTGGAGATAAAACGCAAACTCGCTAGATGTCCATGGCATGAAGACAGGAATGCAAGCCTCCATTACTATGAAAAGCAAAATAAGGTGCATTGCTTTGTCTGTAATAACGGTGGGGACGTAGTTGATATAGCGCAAGCAATTTGGGGAGTTGATTTTAAGGAAGCGGTAAAAAGATTATGCCAATAAAACAAAACATTATTAATTTAAAAATATGGGAAATTCGGAAAATCCTGATAGTACAACATTAAGAGTAATTGAAGGGGTTTATAACGGGGAACACATGCAAGGCGTAGACGGAAAAATTTACCCCATACCCCCTAACTACGCTTCCAAATCTAAGTTAGTTGAGGGGGACAGGATGAAGCTTTATTTACAAAAAGATGGAAGCTTCATATATAAGCAAACCCTTCCGGTGGAAAGGAAGAAAATGATCGGAGTGATTACGCCAAACATGCAAGTATTGGCTGAGGAAAAAACTTTTTCCATACTGATTGCTTCCATAACTTATTTTAAAGCCAGGCCCGGGGATCAGGCGGTAATTATTATTCCCTTAAACGGTCACTCTACCTGGGCTGCCATGGAAAACATTATTAGGAATAATGATATAGATACTGAATTAAATGAAACTTAAATGGAATTTCAAGAACTCGAGAATAACATTAAAAAATATCTGCTACTCGAGGATCATGGAATCGTGAAGTTACTATGCGCCACAGTTATTGCCAATAGAATCCCAGAATTAGACCCAACATGGTTGTTTATTGTATCTAATTCTTCCGGCGGCAAATCAGAACTCTTGTCAGCTATGGCCCATGCACAAGGCTGCTGGGAGCAAGACGACCTGACTTCTAAAACTTTCATTTCCGGCGCGAAGCGTGACGGAGTGGAGACTTCCTTAATCTACCGCCTGCCGGAAAATGCGATCATGGTGGTAAAGGATATGACTGTTCTTTTAAATAAAGACGAAAGAGATAGTGGCCCGGTATTTGACCAGTTGCGCATGATTTATGACGGCAAGTTTATTAAGTCTTTCGGTACAGGTGAGGATGTTAAGGCTTCTGTGCGCATGGGTTTTATCGGCGGCGTTACTTCAGCCATTGAAGACTTCCAAGCAAAGCAGGCGAGCTTAGGGCAGCGCGCTATTACCTATTATATGAAACAGCCGGACCGACTGGCAGTAACCAGGATGGGCATACGGAGCAAGAAGGATAAAGAAAAACGTACTCTGCTTGGAAAAAGTTTTAAAGAATTTTTAGATGACCCTAATCTTAAGGTTATACCGGAAACTTTGCCGGAATTAACAGAAGAAACTTATGAGGACTTAGTACAGCTGGCAGAAATGGCCACCTCAGCTAGAAGCTCTATTAAAAGAAAACAATGGGGCCAAGACCAGAGAATCGAACGCAAAGATTTAAAAGAGATGCCTACCCGTATGGCAAAGCAGTTAGCAAACCTAGGTAAAGCCATGATGATTATGAATGATGGGCCTCTTCAGCAGTTAGACCGGCAGATTCTTTACCAGGTGGCACTGGATTCCATCCCCACTAGTAGGAAACAAGTGATGATCGAAGCTACACAGCACTTACAGGGAGTAACACTTGAAGGATTAGCCTCGGCTATGATGTTACCACGGGAGAGCGTCAAGATTTATTTAGATGATTTGATCGCTTTGGAAATTATTATTAAGAAAAAAAATTATGGTGATAAGTTTGTCTATGCAATTCGGGAAGACTACCGGCAGCTAATGGCGAAGTTTGAAAACGTAGAGATGTCTGACAAGTTGCTAGACAATGAAGCAGAGAATTCTCCACCTCTGCCAGCGGAACCCCCGCTAAGTGCGCAGGAACAAAGAAATTTAGAGCAGGCTAGTTTTATATAAATAGTAACAATTTATAAAGTATGAAAAGAATAAAAATAAGGCGTATCAGCAAAGAGGATAAAGAAAAATTATTTAAAAAAGGTCATATTACTAACGGCTTAAGACCTGTAAAGTATAAATATTTAGAAAAGAAAATGAGTGGGAAGAGAATTAAGAAACGGATAGATTAATTGTTAACAATTAAAGGAAAAACAATGGAAAACGAAAAAAAAGAATTTTATTTTAAAGTAAATGGTGAAACCATATTTGAGTTTGAATTTGGTGGGGAAAAATCTGTGGTTGATTTTTTTAACAAAAGTGTTGTGCAAAATAGCTATGGTATTTTTGGCAACTGGAGTGATTTAGGAAAATTCTTCTTGAATGAAGTAGAGTTAAAAGTTTCTACAATTTTTCGAGATAAAAAAGGTCATTTTGTAAATCCGAAGGATGTTATTAAAACAGAACCTAAATAATTCTTAACCACCCATAGGGAGAAGATTATGGATAAAGAATTACAAAAAATTCAAGGTATTATAAAACGTTTAGATGAGCTTTACCAGTTTATTGATTACAGTAAATTTTCAGAAGTAGAAAAACTTAGGATGAGAGCCTATGTAAAAGATAGATATAAATGGTTCTTTAATTGGTTTTAAATTAACCGTTGCAACCGCAACAGGAAGGGAGAGATGGAAGAAGAACTTAAAAAACTCTACGACAGCGAAATAAACGTTAGAATTGACTGTTTCTGGGATGGCGGTTGGAGGGTAATGCTGGGAGACGAAACAAACGGTTATAAGAATCCTGACTTTGATTACTGTGAGCTGGATGAGATAGTGCCAGCAATAAGAGAACTAGCGAAAAAATATTACCCAGATAGTAAGTACGTTCGTAATTTAAACCCTAGGAGATAATAAAAAATATATGAAAACACTATATAAATCACTAAAAGCAGGACTTACAAGCCACGGGGACTATAAATGGAAAGTCGGGGAATGGCGACACCAAGACGGAGAAATAAAAGCTTGCAATAACGGTTTCCACGCCTCTGAAAATATCATTGACGCAATGGGTTTTGTTAATATGGAATGTTTGGCTTTAGTGGAAGTAAAAGGTAAATCCGATAAGTCTGAAAAAGACAAGCAAGCGTGGAGCGACATGAAAATTAAAAAGGCCTGGTATTGGAAAAAAGAAGACTCCGTTGCTCTTTCTATCTTTGCTGCAGAATTAGTTATTAAAAACTACGAGAAGAAATATCCTGATGACAAAAGGCCAAGGGAAGCTATAGAAGCAGCTAAGAAGTGGTTAGAAAATCCGACAAAAGAGAACGAGTCAGCAGCATGGTCAGCAGAGTCAGCAGCAAGGTCAGCATGGTCAGCAGCAAGGTCAGCATGGTCAGCAGCATGGTCAGCAGAGTCAGCAGCATGGTCAGCAGAGTCAGCAGCATGGTCAGCAGAGTCAGCAGCAAGGTCAGCAGCAAGGTCAGCAAGGTCAGCAGCAAGGTCAGCAGCAAGGTCAGCAG